ATCGATAGTGTGGCCAAGCTCTGTGCAAAGCTTGGCAAGAAATTTGAACTTATAGATGAGAAGAAAGAGAAGAAATTTCCTAAGATACCGCTTAAGCACACGATGGGTTTCAATAAAGCTGAGTGGAATCCTCTTCACGACATTCCTGAGGACTACAAAACTTTCGTCACCAGCTACAAGGAAGTCGCAGAACCGGTGAGAAGGCTCAAGGACGAGGAGATCACATTTGGATGGAGTGGAACAATTCTCACCGAGCACGATGTACCAGAGCAGTATATTGATCAGTGCATTGACGGACTGTTTATAGTGCTTGGAAGATGTGGACATGGGCAACTACAAAATGCCCTGGGAGTGCGATGCACGTATGGTTTGCGATGGTATTCAAAGCTTTGGTTAAATGAAGCTGTCGCATGTCATCACACGCAGTGCAACTCTGATAGAGAAGACACATGGGAAATTATTCCGGCGCAGGCACAAAAGATTCTGAGAGCGATTTATGATGTACACAACAGGCGGTGCACAGAGTGTGTTCGTGAGTGGCGTGAACGGCCTAAGAGCGAGCGCTTGCGAAACCTGGAACGTTCTGTGCGTGAGTATTTAGAGCAGTATCCAGACCGGGAGTCGCTAGTTTTCCGAGGTTTCCTCAAATCCGTGGAGCAAGGAGACTTGGTGGATGCCCGACAACTACAAAACAAACCAGGATTACAGCTTGTTGATGTATGGCGGACAATGCAACACACAATATACATCACCAACAGGAAGGTATATATGGGAATGTTTGCGGATAACTACGGTAATTATGACTTCTTCCCAAATACATCACTGCCTGAACTATTCCCAACGTTTGTTCGTGCCGTATCACACCGATTGTTGGATGATGGAACAGTCCAAACATCGTGCCGGTATGTGGATAAGAACGATCGAATTGAGAATTCGATTGAGAGTTTATACCCGCAGTTTGGAGGTGAGTATTGGAATGAACAAGCAACACGTGTGCACAAGTTTCAACCAACTGGTGAATGCACCATGAAGATTAACGGGGAGGAAAGAGCCGTTTGTCATTGGGAGGATAAAACACCATTATACATGCCGATCATTCGTGCCACGCCAAGTCACTTAGCTTTTGGGTTTACTAGCCGACTGTTATTCTTTAATGACAGGTGGGGAAGATATATGTATGTACCAAAGAATGGCTTCTGTTATCTTTACTTGTTTGCTAGCGCAATGAGTTTTGCGTCAAATGATAACAGATCAACTGTGGATACATATGTGTACCAAGCGTGTCAAGATTTAGGTCCCTGGCCGAAGTTTCGAGACGTATTGAGCAAGTTAAACCGAATGGCAACATATTACGGATGTTACGATGCACTAGTTCCGACAATTCTAATCAACCATATTGAACGCACAATGCACGTGCTATCTCCAATGGGCATAAAGCAATCAGGAATGCACGCTCTAAAGGTGAACAACTTGATGGAGTTAATTAAGTTGGACACCATGGCAGAGGGACCAATGCACGATTATGAGATTGGAGGAGCTAAAGAGACAATCAAGAGCATTCAAGCGTGTGTCAAGAGCAGGAAGGAGTTTGTGAAGCGTTTAAACGTTGATAGTGAGTGGCTAGTGGACATGTTTCTTAGCCCGTCAACACTATTTGCGCTCGGTGGGTTATTGGAGATACATCACATACTATTGACTGACGTGGGTGAGTCTTTGGATAAGATATCAGCTCTGCTTAATTTACAGACAGCAGCGCTTAAGCTTGGACCACACCTTGAAAGCAAGCGTCGAGTGCGTGCGTATATTGAGAGCCTAATTCAACATCGGGCAGCAGTTGATTTGGTCGTCACGTCTGCGAACATGAAGGCCGAAATACTCGCGTATATTGATCATTTGCAGCAGGATTTGTTGGAGGAGCAGAAGGTTCTCTTGATTGACCGCGTTGACGGAAGAGAAAAAATGCTCGAAGATCAAGACAGATTACACGCAGAGTGTGTGTACAACGAGTTTTTCAACTCTATTGGCTATCTAAACTTTCATGGCACCGTATTTCGAATTACGTATACTGGTCCAGGACGAAAGATTGGCGAGTTGTACGAGAGTTTAAAGAACAGTTGGTTCACACGCTGTCTACAACAGGTGAGCATTCCAAGAGATGTGAGAGGGAATTCCTTGAAGACCTTGAGGACAATTGGCGGAACTTTCGGAAAAGCTTATAAGTGGGTATTTCGGAGCATGTTGGCCAATGTTTTACAAATAGTGATCATAGGAGTGTCAACAGTTATCGGCGCGTACGCTCTAAAGAAAATCCTGAAAATGCTTAAGTGGGAGAAGGAGCAACAAGATGATAGTATTGCGGAATTCCAAGGAAAGAAGGAGGAAGCTTGGATATCAAAAACAATGGCAATGATGTACATAATCGCAACCTTATTTTCCGTGGATTTTAGCACAGCAATATACTCAAACCTTGTAAAATTCAGAACAATTTTCGATGTGCTGCGAGTGAATTGCGAGTACCAAAGTGGGATATTTGACACACTGAAGAACCAACTTGGAGATGTTCCAACGTTCCATGAGATAAGATTGTATGACCATGAAGCAACAAATTGTCACATAGCTGCGCAACTCCAAACTTTCGAGAAGTGGTTTGAGCAGCGAATCCTATCGGGTCAACAAGGAGTTTCACCACTTGATGGAAAGCATGAGGAGCATGAGATGAAGAAGCACACAGTTGCCGTGGTAGCAGGAAAGGTACACACAGGAACGGGAACGGAATACCTTGTTGTTGGGCACGTTGGGTGCGGAAAGTCAACGGTGTTCCCATGTGAATTAGCAAAGAATGGCCGAGTTCTGATCTGTGAGCCAACGCGTGTGTTGGTGACAAATTTGGAAGATTCAATTCAAGCAACCCGTGGAATTTCAATCAATGCAATGATGCGTAATTACAAGAGAGTGACAGCCTCGAACATAACTGTCACAACATACGGATACGCATTACATTACTTGTACAATAATAGTGCCCAGCTGAGCCAGTACGACTACATCTTGTTCGACGAAGTTCACCAAACATCAGCTGAGATGTTGGTATTCTATAACTGGCTTAAGAGCACAGCTTGGAATGGAAAGCTTGTGAAGTTGACGGCCACAACTCACAAGGTTTCTGGAGACATGAAAACCCAGTCAGCACTTGACATAAAGACTTGGCCACGCATGACTCATAGCGAATTTATGAAGGAGCAAGGTGCAGGAACGGCGCATGATGCCTCAAAGTTCGGTGACGTGATTATTGTTTTCTTAACTTCGTTTCGAGAAATCGATGAGTCAGCAGAGATTTTATCGAAGAAGCAGAATTTGGGTTATATTAAGGCAGATAGCCGGCACCTTCGGAACAAAGTCAACTTAACGGAGGAAATCGAGAAGATGCCGCAGCAGAAGCGCTACATTCTGGCGACGAACGTTTTACAGAACGGGGTTAACATACACGCTGATGTTGTTGTTGACTTTGGTTTTAAAATCGTGCCTTGTCTTGATAGCGACAACCGGATGGTGGCTACGCGGAGGCAGCTAATCAATAAGGCTGATAGAATTCAGAGGTTGGGACGAGTTGGAAGAATGAAGAATGGTCAGGCATTTAAAATAGGTGGTGATGTGGATTCGTCTTTTGAAATGGATGAAGTCACATCAACGGAAGCCGCACTGCTAGCTTTCGGTATGGGAGTTGCACCAGTAATACAAAATGTTGACACACATACTTTTGGTGCAGTGACAGCTGAGCAAATTAAGACCGCGTCAAGATTCGAAATGCAATTAGCCTACATGGCTTGGATGGTAAACAAAGACGGAACTATGGCCGTAAAGATCTATGAGCGATTTAAAAGTCTGATGTTGATGCCAGGTAATGTCCACTTGAGCCCTTATTATAGCACACTTGCTGATAACCACAGATTCAGGACGATCGGAGACTACGTAAAATTGGGGTATATGCGGACAGATGAGAGCCATAATCTGGTATTACCATTCCACCACAGGGATGTCGGGGAAGAGTTTGCAATACGTGTTGGAGAGGCTTACAAGGAGTCACAGATACCGAATGCAGTAAGCATGCGCATACCAGCAGTTAATTTTCGCGAAGTGGAGATCAAGATGACTGCAAGTCGCGACAACCTAGGGACAGTGCTATATCTTGTGGAAGATGCACTAGTTACTGAAAAAGAGAAGTTGCGAAACTTGACAGATGCCTTAGCTCAAGCGCGAAGTTACTACAGCTGCATAATCACGCCGAATTTTAATCTTGAGTCACGCCTTCATGAGTCAATTAGGCGAATCCAAGAGAATGTGCAGAAATTGGAATATCAGAAAACTTTGCTAGAAAAGGCGAACGTTGAGTATGACTACGGCAAGTTAATGGCACTACTAGAAGAAAATCCGAGTCTAGCATCGCATGTTGTGTATCAAGGAGGCCCTGCGCGCTTCATAGACGAAGTTATACTTGAAAAACGCAACTATAGTTGGTTACCATATGTGGCAATTGGGACCGCTTGCGTGATCGCTGGAAGTGCTTTCCTGATAATGTACTACAGACGAATGCGTGGGAAGGCGAAGTTTGAGGGAAAGGCCTCACGCAACAAAGCCCAGAAGAGGCAGGCAGCTCGTGATGAGAAACTTGGGCGTGAGAGCGAATACGTCTACTACGACGCTGGAGACACAATGTACGACGGTGTTCAGGAATGGAAGAATAACAGTCCGGATTGGTCAGAGAGGATAAGGAAGAAGACGCAAGGTCAGGCAATGCAATTTGGCCGTGAGGTTCCCGAACACAGCACTAGACCGGCACGCCAGTTTTTCCACTTTTATGGTTTCGACCCAAAGATGTACGATTCGGTGGAATTCAAAGATATAGCTAGTGGATTTTCTGTGCATCAGAGTGCCAATGCAATTGACCTGCAGGATGCGTTCACACAGATGACAGATTACCGCTATGCTGATGATGAATGGGATGGCCCGCGCCAACCAGAGCGGGTTAGAGCGATCTTTCGGCGGGGTGATGAGGAAAGGGAAGTGATCCTC